TAGTTCTTCTTTCCCAAAGTAAGTATTTTTTAAATCTCATTATAAATTCCTCTTGTTTCCTATTGCATCTCCATAAGCAGTTGCCATAGGTAGAAGTTTTTTAATCGGTAAATTTATTTTCAAAGCGTTTATCTTTGCACTAGGTTCTATCAATAGTGCGGATAAAAATCTATGGTGTCCGTCAATAATATAATTATCTTCACTAACAATAAAGAAAGACTTATTTTTTACGAAGTCCATTGAATTCTCCACACCAAATTGCTTTATAGCTGACATAGACTTATCGAAATATATTTGTCTTTGAATCGGCTTTAAATCTTTTACTGCCACCTTAGTAATTCTAACATCTACAATATCATCTTCTTTAGACCCATCTTTCAATCCCAATTCTAACCACTTCTTTGCTTTGAATCCCGAAAGCCCTTCGGGAAAGGGATTGCTTTTTACTATAGGATCGTCTGCAAAAGGCTTATTGATATCGATGGTTCCTTTTTCTAATCTTGCCTGAAATTTCTTTACATCATCATCGTTGATAACAGGCATATCTTTTCTTTTTGTCTTGCCCATTGCAGCTAGTTTTTGAGCTTTCTTGTAATTGGTATCAAAATCGGGAATGTTTTCATCCAAATCCCATCCGGCTTTTTCTGCAAATTCTCTTGCTTTTTCTATTGGTGTGTTATCAACTTCTAACTTTCCCGGCCTTTGTCCACCACCTTTCATGGCAGTTTGTTCGTCAATGTATCGCTTGAATCTCATTATTTTTCCTCCTTATACGAATATTAATTCGTTTGGTTTAACGAATTTTCTCATATTTTTTCCTAGTAATTTTTCTCTTGCCAATCTTTTTACTAACATCTTCTGCCAAATATCTAAAACTTCTTTTCCGTAGTTTTTATAAAGTCTGCTAGCGATTGATTGCAATGAACCATATCTTTCAAACAAATCTACTAGAGTGAATTGATCCCATACCTTTTTATTCTGCATCTTTAATTGCTTCAATGCATGTATTTGAGCATCGATTTCAAAGTGAGTCATGTTTACATCTAGCTCGCCTAGTTTTATTAAATCTTGATTTGCATTTTCAAAAGATTTCAAGAGTGTCTTAGTAATATGGTTATTGTGAAAAGTATCATTAAGCCAATGTGAAATTTCATGCGCCGTTGTTGATTTTATAGAACTCGGTACTAGTTCATTTTTAAAATTAGTTAATTGTTTTGGAGATATGGTACTATATTGACCTTTCAACCATACCTGAATGGCAAAGTAATTAACCGATATTTGTATTTGACTATCAGAAATAGAACCTAATGCTTTTGATATTGCCTTTCCCGGTCTATACCATGCACCATCGTGAAAACATCCCAATCTTATGCTGCATGGATTAAGAGCGTGTGCTGCTTGCGCTTCTTTACCGGGAAGTTTATCGGATTTAATTGATGCTATTTCAATATCTGACATTACACCCTGATACATAATTACATTATATTTGTTTATAAATTTTAAAGTATTATTCCAATACTTGTCTATGTCTTTTATAAAAGCATTAAAATAATTATCGTATATATATTTTACATCTTTGGATACGGTAAAAGTCTTTTCTAAAAGCAGTTCTTCCATTAAGTATTTTTTAAATCTCATTATCCTACCCTCAGTTCTTGTGATCTTGTTTTGAAATTTTTCTTTCGCATTATGGACTTGGTTACTAAGTCAAATTCATTTTGTAAAGAATCCCAAACAATAGCAAATGGAATATTCAAATCACTTGCCATATCTTTAAGCACCGCTTCAGCACCATCGGGGAATTTTGATATTCTTTGTCCGTGTTTTCTATATGCTTTTCGAAACATATTCGCTAATTCTGAAAAAGTAATTTGTTTTTTGTTTCTCTTATCGTTCACTCTTTCAAAAAAATGTTTAGTGAATTCAACATCTATATTGAAATTCTTAAAAAGCATATCAGCATACATCTCAAGATTTCTCAAATCTTGAAGTGTAATTTTATCTTCTTTTTCAATTAGATATTGCTTGAATCTCATATTATCTCCATACTTTTGTTTCACCATATTCATCTTTTATTGTTTCTTTTTTAGGTTTATGATCGAATATTTGATTAATAGCAAGATGATATTTTTTGCTGTTTTTATCTTCAACTTCAACGTAAATATTAGCAAATCCCTTTCTATCAATATTTGTTATATCTACTATTGTACCTTGTATGATTTTTTGATTAAATCCAACTACAGCATAAACCTTATCCCCTTCTTTGGGTAATCTTTTTATATCTAAATAAGATCCTTTTTTTATTTCAATTAGATATTGTTTGAATTTCATTTCATTTATATCCTTTCTGTTTTCTTAATTTATCAATAATGGATCTTGCTTTGTTTCTAACAGCATCTTCCCCTTTTGCTTTTTTCAATTCTTTTTGCATTTCTTCAAAAGTTTCTAATGTTTCTTCTGTTTCAGGTAAGGTAACAACGTTCAATGCAATCTTTTTATTCCAACTGAATTTACCTGCTTTTTCATAAATATCAAAAATCATCCATGCAGCTTGACGCATGAAAACACTTCTATTCACTCTTACATAAAGGTTATCACCTATAGGAATTACGTAAGTTCCTTTATCAGTAAATGGTTTTTCTGCCCCAAGTTTTTTAATCAAAAATGTATGCATATCACGTTTGGTAAACTTGCTTTTCTTTCTTGCCTTTCCTTCAATAATCTTTTTTACCTTATCTGAAGGAAAAATCTTTTCAGGATTGCCTAAGAATGCATGGTCTTTGGTTGATCCCCATTCTTGTTTACCGAATTTATGTCGCTTGTTATGTGCGAATGCATAAGTGATAGTTGTAAGTGGAAATGAAATACTACCGTATCCCAAAAGACCACTAGATTTAATATCCGAAGTAAATGTGTAAACATCAAGTTCAAAAACAATGCTTCTGTCATTGTTAAAAAACTCAGAACGAAACCCTACAGAATCGTAAATTGCCCATTTGCTATCTTCAGGAAAACTTTTAATCATATTATGATTGAAAGGTTCTTTTGTCATATTGCTAAAGTATTTTATGAATTCTTCAGGTTTGAATTCCGAAAGAAGCATAGTTTTAACTGCTATAGCAAGTTGTCTTTTTTGTCTTCTTCGTTCTTCAATATCATCTTGTGTAAATTCTCTGCTTGTTTTGGCTCTTTTCAATGAAGCATATGCATCGTTTACATCCTGCATTTCTTCTTTGCTACCCCCTCTATCGGGATGTGATTCCATGCTGCGTTTTCTATATGCTTTTTTCAATGCATTAGGATCTCCCAAATCTTGTTTGTTCAATTTCAAAACCTGAAGTGCTTTATCAACTGACATTTCGTTGATTATCATTAGATATTTTTTAAATCTCATTCTCTATCTCCTGTAAAATCTCACCATCTTCATCATCTTCTTTTGGTATCAATCTATATTTCATAAGTGGTTTTCCATTAATAAGTGGCTCCCCTCTTTCGTTATATTCGATTGATTTTATTTTAATCTTTTTGTTCTTGAAGCGACCACCTAGTATTGTATCACCAACTTCAATATCAATTTCAACTGATTCCTGTAAGTATTTTTTAAATTTCATAGTTAATATCCGTAAATACTAGTATCGATATTGTTATCTTCGTAATCGAAAATTCTTTCGCTATCTTCTTCTATGTTCTCATTTTCCAAAGTAGGATCTGAATCAGGTGAAGACGCTGAAAGTGCAAGTGATTCGGTAGGACCGTTATCACCGTATGCCGATAGCGGAGTCGTAAGCGTATCGGATAATTGCGGTGAAGGTCTTCGATTGAATCTTGCAATTTCTCTTGCCGAATCTGATTGTTCGCTGAATCTATACGGTCTAAGCACAAATCCCCAAATCATTTTCTTCAACTGAAATATTTTTTCTTCTTAAGAAACGTCTGCAATTTCATATGCTCTATTGTTCCACGGTGTAATTAAACAATCTCCCGGTACAGGATGATATCCTGCCGAAACATCTCTTGTCAATGTAAGTTTCGGAATAGAAGCAAAGGAAATTACTTCTTCCGAATTGATTCCATATCCCGTAGTCAACGTAGGCTCTTCCGTAGGTTCGTATAATAACTTGGTAGTAAACGGACCAATATATCTTGTTCTAGTCGATTCCCCATATAAGTAATCTTGTTGTACGTTCGGATCTCTAATATAGTAACGGCATAGAATGCCACTGATATCTGTAAACTCTACAATATAATCTTCGAACAAAGCATGTTCAGGATTGTTTTGTATATCGTAAAGTTGCCATTTCGGTTTTGCCAATCTATTAGCTTTCATTATCCACCTAGTAATTTAGTTTGTGTTTCCATGACTAAAGATAATGCGTTTTCCAATTGCTTTACTCTTCTCTTCAATGATTTTATTTCCTTGATTAAGTCATTGTCAGAAGCGGTGGATACCCCTCCGCTCTTTTCCATCAATTTTCTTTTTTTGGCATCTACTAGCTTTTGCATACTTGAATCGAACTCCGAATAATCATCGTTTCTTTCTTCACTTACCCTTGGATCTCCTACAGGTCTAGTGGTTCCTTGTGCTTCAGCTAAAGATGGTGTAGGTTGCTCAATCTTAATCGGTCTAAATGCACTACCATCTTTAAACATCTTCTCGTATGCATCTAAAATTCTTTGTGACATATTATTTCCTCCTTATTCTGCTAAAATTATTAATTTGTTTTCCATCGGTCCTTCGTCCAACTGTACCCCTTCATAACTTTCGTTTATTTTTCTATACTTATTCATGGTTTTTCCCCTTATAAATCTAATCCTGTTAGTTCTTCTGCTTCTTCTTCTCCCGCTTCTTCAAATTTTTCATGGTCAGGATCTATATATTCAAGTAGTGATTCGAATTCCCCAATATGCTCTTTTTCTTCGTTGGCAATATCCAAAAGAATTTCTTTAATGTTTTCATCCACGGTCATTTTTGCCATCGCTTCATAAAGACTTACAGCATCTAACTCAGCTACGATTGAAAGCCTTAAAATCGCCTTGTCTCTTTCAATGCCTTGAGGAATATCTTTCAAGTTTTGTGTTTTAATAAACATCTCTTTTAATAAACTAACTTTTTTTGATTCAGTTAAATAATCTTTGAAATTTACCATTTTATTCTCCTTTTATCCGACGATTATTCCTAGACCTTCGAATACTTCTTCAAGTCTTAGAGTTTCTTCCAATGCTAATTTTTCTTCTTTTCCTTCGCTTACCAATTGATCCCCATCTAGTGAAATTCCGATATTTCCAATTGAATTAAAATTAGCAAACTTGCTTCTAATTCTACCTAAAAGAATTTTACACTCTGCCAATGCATAATCAAATATCCAATCGCTTGTATAAAAATTTTCATTTGAAGTGGAAGAATATTTTCCTAGCCTTTTATAATTTGCCGTATTTCTAGTTCTCATACTGTTGTAATGTGTTCCATCAATCATAAAGGAACGCACTAGAATAAATCCCGGAGAATCCACTGTCATTGGATTTCCATTTTCATCTTTTACATCCAAAGCATTTCCCGAAGGTGGTGCGGGATGTACCTCAATTTGATTGGTATATCTATGATATTTATAATTGTAAACCGAAGGAGTATATCTATCTACTAGCTCTAGAAAATCTCTTGCAATATGATAGCTAACCAATGTATAAGCATCTCCACCTGTCCAAATAATCGGGTCAAAAACGCCTCTTGAATATAGAAAATTGTCTACTGTAAACAAAGTATTAATGCCATATTCAGCACCTTGATCTTCGTATTCTACAATATCAACTACACCAATAGGTAAGTCGTAGAAGTGTTGCCCTGCTGAAAGCATTACAGTAAAGTAAGTTTCCAAAGTGGCATTGCCGACTGCCCACTTAACGAACTTATCTCTAGCGTAGTCAATGGCATCTGAAATTTGAGTAGGATCTAATTCTACTTTGACTACAGGATATCCCAATCTTCTTTTGATTCTTTCAGCTAAAGCATTTTTGCTTTCTCTAATGTCTAATGCCATTTCTTATTCTCCTTTATACCTTTTTTATTCCTGCTTTACTATATTTTGCTCCATTCTTCAAAAGCCAATCAACTTTATCTTCAAAAGAGGGATTTCCACGTTTAAAACTATTAAAATCCACTTTTTTACCAAAATTTTTCAACTGAGATGTTAGTGATTTAATAAATTCACCTTCTATGTAGGAATTTAAATTAGTTGGTAAATTTAACTTCTTATATTCTTTCCAAGTAAGATGCGTTACAAAACCTTCAGCATCAACCGCTGCTATATACATTTTAGCCCCTCTTGTGCCTTGTATTTTTCTACCTTCTTGTGTATAAATTCCCTTTTTAACATAATCTCCCTTTGCTTCCCCCAAGTATTTTTCTATTAAGTCCATTTTTTATTCTCCATATAAGATTTCATTTATATTTATACTTTTTAGTTAAACACGTTACTATTTGTCAACCAACTCCAATCATCAATATCATCTTCAATATCTGTTAGTATTCCCCATGCATCACTTTCGTTTGCATCTTTCTTAAATTTCCAATCCTCTTCTAATAAGTTTTTTGGAAAGGATA